TCTAAGGACAAAGGCGTTGACATCCAAAAACTCAAGGACGCAAAATGAACCTGAGCAAAAACTTCACGTTGTCTGAGATGGTCAAAAGCGAGACGGCTCTTCGCCATGACATGGACAACACGCCAACGCAAGACATCATTGGAAACCTGCAAGCTCTTGCTGTCAATGTCTTACAACCGGTTCGCGACCACTTTGCCCGGGGTGTCAAGGTCAACTCAGGCTACCGTAGTCCTGACGTCAACGCCCGCGTTGGCGGCTCACGGACCTCTGACCACACAAGAGGCATGGCAGCTGACATCGAGATTCCAGGCGTCCCCAATCATGAGCTGGCTGAATGGATCAAGGCAAACTTGCCCTATACCCAACTGATCCTTGAGTTTTATACGCGCGGAGTCCCTGATTCCGGCTGGGTGCACGTGTCTTATGATCCAGCCAACCTCAAGAAACAAGACCTGACTGCCACCAGAGAAAATGGCAAGACGGTCTACTTGAACGGCCTGTTGGCCTAAGGAAAAAATATGCCACAAGCAATGACCTTTGCGTCGCTGCAAAACGACGTTCGCAGCTACCTGGAACGCGGTGCTTCTGCCGTCACCGACCCATTGGTCTATGCTCAGATTCCAAGCCTGATCAACTTTGCAGAGCGCCGCATCAGTCGCGACCTGAAGATCCAAGGCTTCCAGGCGGTTGTTGTAACAAGCCTACAGGCAGGTGTTGCCGTCCTTCCTAAGCCAGACCGCTGGCGCGAGACCATCTCGATGAACATCGGGACAGGGGCAAACAACAACACCCGCGTGCAAGTTTTTTCACGCGTCTATGAGTACATCCGCAGCTACTGGCCCAATGACACGCAGGTTGCTCAGCCTGTTTTCTACGCCGATTACAACTACACTAACTGGATCATTGCGCCAACGCCGGATGCTGCGTACCCCATCGAAATCCTGTACTACGAATTGCCCGTCTTGCTGGATGACAACACCCAGACCAACTGGCTGACGCAGTACGCTCCAAACTTGCTGTTGTACGCGACCCTGTTGGAAGCAACACCTTTCCTGAAAAACGACGAACGAATCCCTGTCTGGCAAGCCATGTATCAATCAGCCGCGCAAGCACTGCAAGGCGAAGACTTGAGCAAAATCCTTGACCGTGGTGCCGTGAGAAACGAGGCCTAACATGACCACCTTCACCAACATCTTTGGCGGCAGCAACATCTCCCCTTCGGAGGTCAGCTACTCGCAAGTCTCGCTGACGGCCAACACCACGTTTGACTGGGCCCTTGAAACAGCCCCTTCCAGCAACTTGATTGCCGGCATCATGGACGTGACTGCAACTGCAGGCCCATGGTCGCTGACCCTGCCAAGCGCCTTGGAAGCGTCTACTGGCCAAGCAATCCTGTTCAACAACGTTGGCTCCGAGACCTTCATCATCAGAAACAATGCTGGCGTCCAGGTGGCGGCTCCTGTGAGCGGTTCTGTTTGGCAGATATACCTGACAGACAACACGACTCCTGGCGGTACTTGGGAAGCTTTCTTGTACGGTGCCCAAGTGTCAGCCGCCAATGCAGCATCTTTGGCAGGAACAGGCCTGATTGCCATCGGTACCCTTCTGTCCTTGGCCATGCCGGTCACGTTCTTTGGAACCAACTACACGGTTGGCGTGGCAGACCGCGCCAAGACCCTGATTTGGAATGGCGGAGCCGGTACCCTTTCGACGGCATCTGCCGGCACTCTTGGCAATGACTGGTTTTTCCAGCTGCGCAACGAAGGAACTGGCGCCCTTACCTTTGACCCTGCAGGGTCTCAGACGGTCAACGGCCTGTCGACCTTGGTCTTTCAGCCCGGTGACTCGGCAATCATCTTCACGGATGGCAACAACTTCTACACGATTGGCTATGGCCAAGCCCCTGTCTTTGCGTTTGACTACACCTCCATCAACGTGGCAGGTTCTGGCAACTACGTCTTGTCTGGCAGCGAACTGAACCGCATCGCCTACAATTTCACGGGCGTACTGACCGGCAACCGCAACATCATCGTTCCGCAGACTGTCCAGCAATACTGGGTGGCCAACAACACGACAGGCCCATACACCCTGACTGTCAAGACAGCCGTTGCATCTGGCTACACGATCAACCAAGGCTCGCGGGCCATCTTGTATTCTGACAGCACCAACGTGGTGGCTGCGGATACTGGCGGCGTAGCGGTTCCAATCTCTGTCTCTGACGGCGGTACCGGAGCCACGACAGCTGGCAACGCCTTGATCAACCTTGGCGGAACGGCAACGGGTATTGCGATCTTTACGGCCGCATCCCAGGCTGCTGCCCAAGTGGCCATTGGCCTTGACCCAATCGAAGGCGGAACTTTCTAATGGCAACAACCCCGGTCATTCTCAAGTCGCTTCCGGGTATCAAGCGCGACGGTACCCGGTACGAAGGCGATTACCACGTCGACGGCCAATGGGTCCGTTGGCAGCGGACTTTGCCAAGGAAGATGGGCGGCTACACTGTTGTCAGTCGCTACCTACCTGAAATCAGTAGGGGCATCAAGACGTTTACGGAGAACGGGCAGACCTACATCCACTCTGGCGGAGAGGATTTCCTGGTCCGCTTCACTCTGAACGAGACCGGCAACTCTAGCCTGATCACAGACAGGACCCCGACAACGTACAACAACAACGCAGATAACCTTTGGCAGTTTGACGTCATCTATGACACGCAGTCGATTCCGGCTGCTAACATGATCGTCGCCCAAGTGGCTCCAAATGCTGGCTGCCTCTGCAACACTGACGGCGGCCAAATCTTCTTAGGCCCTATGACAGGGACTTCGCCTTTGGTCGAGATCACCACTTTTCCAGCCGGCGTTAGCGCGACGGGCGGAGTGGTCGCCTTGCACCCCTACCTGATCTACTTTGGCAATGACGGCACGATCGGATGGTCTGTGGCTGGAGCCCCCACTAACCTGACAGGCGTAGGCGCAGGGAATGCGCGCGTAGCAGGCCAAAAGATCGTACGTGGCTTAGCCCTTAGGGGTGGCCCAGGAAACGCGCCCTCGGGCCTCTTCTGGAGCGCAGACGCTGTTATCCGTGGATCCTTTGTCGGTGGCCAAGAAGTTTTCCAGTTTGACACCATCAGCCCTGAATCCAGCATCCTGTCTGCAGCGTCTGTCATCGAATACGACGGCCAATACTTCTGGCTTGGCACAGACCGCATGCTGATGTTCAATGGCGTGGTTCGTGAGATCCCTAACAACCTAAACATCAACTACTTCTACGACAACCTGAACAGGGCAGAAGCCCAAAGAGTCTGGGCCTTCAAGGTTCCTCGCTTCGGTGAAATCTGGTGGTGCTACCCAAGAGGGACAGCAACTGAGTGCACTCACGCCATCATCTACAACCTGCGCGAGAACACCTGGTACGACACCGAGTTGCCCAACGGGGGCAGGACTGCCGGCGAATGGTCGCCACTGTATGCGGCCCCCTTGCTGTGCGGCCTGGAGCAGTCTTCCTTTGTCCCTAACAACCGGGTCACAGAGAACGGCGACTTGCGGGTTACCCAAGATGGCGACCAGCGGATCGTAACTCCAGAAGAAGGCTACAAGGTCTGGCAGCACGAGTACGGCGTCAACGAGATCGACGGCCAGTTCATCACGGCCGTTCCGTCTTTCTTCGAGACAGCCGACATGAGCATGCTGACGCCTTCTGGCGGATCCAAGAACAAGTGGATTCGGGTCGAGTCGATTGAGCCTGATTTTGTGCAGTCTGGAAACATGACGGTCCAGCTGACAGGCCGGGCAAACGCCAAGGCCCTGGAAGTTTCAAGTCCTGAGCGCGTCATCTTTGCCCAACCGACTACCCCCTACGAGCAGGTAGTCTTTTTCAAGGAAGAGCGCAGGGAACTGCGGTTCAAGTTCACTTCCAACACGATCAACGGCGACTACCAGATGGGCCAGATCATTGCCCACATTGGTGAAGCAGACGGAAACATCCTCGGTGGAGTCGCAGGGGGTTCCTCGTGATCACGCAGCCCGTTATAATCGGGTTGCGCGATTGGGCCGATCAGATCGTAATGGACCTGTCTACCTATGGCGCACTTGCGAGGCTGGACAATGAGGACAAGTGGCAGGAATGGGCATTGCAGTTCTGCGTTATCTCGGGATTGAGCCAAAAGAACATTCCCAACCCGTTTGACTTTGCTGACTGGCGCATCTGGGCGCAACGCTTTGTACAAATGGTGGACTAATGACAGAACAAGAATTTATCCAGCTACTGAATGATGTAGCTAAAAAAGCCAAGCCGTTTAACAGCGAGCTTTTGCCGATCGATGCGATGGACATGATCCTCAAGGAGACCGGCCTTGACAGCCTTGACATGCTCATGTGCACTGTCTACCTCTGCGAGATCTACGACGTCGAGGACGAGAAGAGCAAGGAGATGCTAGGGACCACTCCCCGGGACCTGCTTAACTTTCTCAAAGAATGGGGACGCAGGCAGCCGAAAGACTTGGCGCAAGCCAAGGAGTGGTTCGTATGAGAATCTTCCTCACTGAAAGCAGAACTGCCTGCACTGAGGCCACGACTCTCTTTGCCAACCATACCTTCCCCCAAAAAGTCCACCTGTTTCCTGAGACCTACGACAGGGTCAAGACGGGGCTCATCAACCCGGCTCACAAGGTTGCAGAAAAGGTCCTGGACCCTGAACTGCTGAAACGCCTGCGAGAGACGCAGACTGGCAAGACGGCTTTTATCCTGGCTTCAGGCAACAGCAACTTTGCCAACGAAGGAGCCAAGCTGAACAGGGAAAACGAGTGGACCTACAACTACAAGGTTTTGCCGCTATCCCTGACCCAGATTTACGCCGGCAGGGTAGCTGCGCAGTGCGGGGAGATTGATCACACGGCAACCGACGCAACGGCCTGCACATCTAGCCTCAAGGCCCTGATGGACGTGCAAACCCTGATCAAGTTCTACGGCTTTGACCGCGTGGTCGTACTGGCCGTAGAGGACCAAGTCAACAACATGACTCTCCAGTTCTTTGGAGAAGCCAAGGCGACCCTGACCGAAAGCATGGCCGAGACTCACCAGGTGGTCCCCAGTGCATTCGATTCCAAGAATTTTGGGTTCTACATAGGCCAGGGTGCCGCGTTTGCCGTATTTGAATCTGAGACAGCCTTAAAAAGGGGCTATTTCCCTGCAAAAGCCGAGCTTTTGTCGGCTTGGACAGCGACCGAGATAGCGACAAATGCCATTGGCCAACGAGAAGACGGTCAAGGATTCAGACGAGCCATCGAGGGCGCGTTGAAACTTTGTCAAGTTTCCTCAGAACAAATTAAAATCGTCAAAACTCACGGCACCGGAACCAGCTCGAACAACAACGCGGAAAAGGCGGCGTTGGAAAGGTGCCTGAGCGGATTTGTAGCAACATCGTACAAGCAACGAATCGGCCATACGATGGGAGCGAGCGGACTGTTAGAGACCCTCTTGCTGTTCAATGATTTAGACAAAGGGACTGTCCCCGGGATCTTGAATCGAACGGAGGAGGATCATGTTTTCCTCTCCGAAGCGGTTGAAGCACCTGATGGGATGGTGTTAAGCTTGAGTGCTGGCATGGGCAACGTGTTCAGTGCTGCGCTTTTCAACAAGAGGATCTAACTATGACGCTCGTAGACAGCAGAGAACAAATGCTGGATCTTGGTGAACTACTCAAGGTAGCCGCCGAGAACACGCAATCAGAATACCCAATGGAGTTTGTGTACACCACCTTTGTCGCAGAGGTGAAAGTGCCAAACAGCAAGTTCTACCGCTACGGCAACACGGTCTACGTCGTGCACGGATCGCCAAAAGATCCTCGAAAAGGCACGTTCAGAGCTTTGAACGCAGACACAGCTCCCAACTTTGCAGCTTCTGGCTTTGCTTTTGTCGTTGACGCCTACAAGGCGGGCTTTGACACCCTTGTCACCCAGTTCAGGGACCAGAGCCTGATCAACATCTTCCGCAACGTTGCAAAGCAGCCGCCTAACCCTGGCATGGGTTACAACGTCCAAATGCTGGCCGATGGCGAATACCAAGTTGCTTTGCAACTTGGGCCCAAACGTGAAGGAGCGCAGCAATGAGCGCGGTTATTGACTTTGTAGAAGACGTGGTCGGCGGCGTAGTTGAAGCCGTCGGCGACGTGGTTGAAAGCGTCGTTGATGTTGTCAAAGACGTGGGCCGAGCAATTGACGACTACGTCATCGAGCCTATCAAAGAAGATCCCCTGACCTTTATTGCAACGGCCGCTGCAGCTACGTTTCTTGGCCCTATGGCCGCCACAACATTTGGCGTTAAGGCATCCGTTGGCATGGGCATAGCAGCCGGCGCCGGCAACCTTGCTGCCGGCCTTGTTCAGGGCGAAGAGTTTGACGAAGCGCTCAAGGGCGCCGTAGTTGCCGGCGCAACAACTTTTGCTGGCGCAGAATTCTTTGGTGGAGCTAACGCAGGCAAGCCAGCCCCTACTGATTCACTTGATGATTTCCTGGCTGCAAACAACAACTTTATAGACGACTTTGCCGCGGCTCCTGCGGCCTTTAATACTCCAGCAGTTGCGCCAACATCCTTTGTCGATGACTTTGCCACACAAGCACCTGCATTTGCAGATGACTTTGGCGCTTCTACATTTGCAGATGACGCCCTGGCAGCTAACACCAGCCCAACGGCTTTTGCAGACGACGCTTTTGCGTCTGCTCCTTCAGCTGCCCCTGTTGCAGCCCCAGAAGTTACTAGTCCTTTGCAGTCGCTAAACGCTACGCCTCCTCCAGTAGACATGCCAACGTTTACTTCTGGCCTTGATGACGCGCTGGGCGCCCCAAGAATAGATTCGGGCTTCACCCCTGACTACAGCTTGACCAGCGGCATGAAGCCGGATCTTGGCCTGCAGGTTCCAAAGTTTACTCCAGCCGACTCGCTTGACATCTACGGCAATCCAAATTACAGCATGGTTCCTCCGGGAACTTCAGGTGGTCCTGGCTTGCAGATGCCAAGTGCTCCTAACCTGGGACGCATGGGCGGTGGCCAGGGCTTGACCCTTGACATGCAGGGCTTGCCCCCGTACATGGAAGACGGCATTCCCACTACCTTCACTGGCGAAAGCGGCAAGCTCTACGGCAACGCGACGCCTGACGTGACAGTGAGCTCAACAGGCATTCGTCAGACTCCTTTGACCACTACCTACGACGCCACAACCAACATGGGCACCCCAAGCCTGTTTGACCAGGTGACGAGCGGAAACTTTACGGATGCAGCCAAGAACGTTGGCGGCAAGGCCGTTGACTGGGTCAAAAATGCAAGCCCTTGGGAAATTGCAGGCGTCGGCCTTGGCGCGGCTACTCTGCTTGGCGGAGCTGGTGGTCCTCCATCTGCAACTCCTCCTCCAAGAGGTTCTACGCAAGACGCCAACTTCAACAAGTCCCTGGACCTGTATGAATTCATGCGCGACAAGACTAACTACGCTGGAGACTTGAACCGCTATGGACAAGTTGGCCAAGCCACTCCTGGGGAGCATCAGTTCTTCCAGAACACCCGCTTTGTGCCGATCCCAATCCCTGGTCAAACTCCGCAACCGGCTAAGATGGGCGGACTGATCCAGATGAAGCACTACGCTCAAGGCGGTCAGGTTCAAGGTCCTCAGGTCATGGCTCAGCAGCAAGACCCACGCCGCATGCAGATGATGCAGGCTATGGCGCAACAGCAAGGCCGTCCTCAAGGCGGAATGATGCCTGGACGCCCTCAGCCGCAGCCTGGACAACCTCCGCAAATGCCGCAACAAGGCCAGCGCCAGCAGATGCCTCAGCGTCCTCGCAACCCAAAGACTGCCTACTACCAGTACGGCAATCCTCCTGTCCAAGCAAAAGCAATGGGCGGACTCAGCCAAGTGCAGAGCATGAAGATTGGCGGAGGTGCTGACGGCCGCTCTGACGACGTGAACGCCGTCTTGTCTGACGGCGAATACGTGTTTGACGCCGAGACCGTGGCGATGCTCGGCAACGGATCGTCTAACGCCGGGGCCAAGAAACTTGACGGCATGCGTGAGCAAGTTCGCTCGCACAAAGGCCGTGCACTTGCAAGCGGGAAAATTAGCCCAGACGCTAAGAGCCCGCTGGCTTATTTGAAGGGAGCCTAATATGGGCATGCTTGACTTTCTGTTTCAGGGCGATCCTCCACCATCAGTCACGACTTACGGCGAGACAACGTCCAACGTTCCTGCCTGGTACTCTGACTACACTCAGGGCCTGATCAGCAAGGCTAACGCCATTGCGGCAGAGCCCTACCAGCCTTATGGCCAGGCGAGGATTGCCAGCTACGATCCGCTGCAAACAAGGGCCTACAACGAAACGGGGACCTTGTCTAGCCAGTACCAGCCAATGATGGACATGTCGAGGAATGCCATCACGAATGCTGGAATGGGAAGCTCGGTTAGCGCTGCCCAGCCGTACATCAACCAGGCCTTGCAGTTTAATCCGTACACGGCAGGGGCTGGCTCACTTGGAACAGCTGGAAGCTTGATTGGCCAAAGTACCGGCGATGCTAGCGCCCTGGCCCAACCGTACTTCAGTCAGGCCAATCAGCTGACGGGTCAAGCCGTGCAAGGAACAGCTGGTCTTGCCCAGCCGTACTTCAACCAAGCCAACCAGATGACACAGCAAGGAGCTGGCGGAACTGCTAGTTTGGCAACGCCATTCCTGCAGCAAGCGGCTCTTGGAACCAACTTGGCAGGGTCTGCAAATACGGCAGGCTTAGCAAATCCCTACATGCAGCAGGCCTCGCAGCTTTCTGGCCAAGGGGCTCAGACAGGTTTGGGCAGCATCCAAGACTACATGAATCCCTACACGGATCAAGTGGTCAACCGCATTGGTGACTTGGCCGGCCGCAACATGCGTGAAAACCTGTTGCCTAACATTCAAGACCAAGCGATTCGGTCAGGCACTTTTGGTGGCAGCCGCAGCGGCGAGGCCATTGGCCGTGCTTTGCGCGACACACAAGAGTCTACCCTGGCCCAGCAGTCTGCGGCCTTGCAATCAGGATACACACAAGCTGGTCAACAGCTCCAAGCCGATCGCGCCCGTCAGTTGCAAGCAGCTCAGCAGCAAGCAGGCTTTGGCCAGCAAGCTGCGGGTATGTCAGCAGCAGACTTCCAGCGCATGCTGGCAGCATCTGGTCAACAGGCTCAGATCGGTCAAAGCATGTCTGGCTTGGCATCGGCCGACCAGCAGCGCCTTTTGGCGGCCGGCCAACAGCAGGCAGCCATGGGCCAATCGGCAGCAGGCCTTGCTTCTGCAGACCAACAGCGAATGCTGGCTGGAGCTCAACAGCAAGCGGCCATGGGTCAAGCAGCCGCTGGTCTGGAAGGTGCAGACCTTGCAAGGTTTGGTCAGGCAGGAGCCCAGATGGGAGCCCTTGGCCAAGCCTACGGATCACTGGCTGGTCAGGCAGGAACGCAAAACTTGCAGGCCGCTCAACAGCTGGGAACGCTGTCCAATCAGGACTTTGCTCGTCAGTTGCAGTCAGGCCAAGCTATGGGCGCTCTCGGCCAACAGACCCAGCAGATGGGCATGCAGAACATTGGG